GATATAGCTACCGTCTTAGGTGATAACACATCTGCTCCACGAAGTACGAACTGTGACCCTTGACTGAATAACATCAGCTTCTCTTGGAATGGTACAGCGTGTTCAAGGATCGCTACCTTTGTGTGACTTAATCCTACATCGATAACTGCACTGTCTAGTAACTGCTGTGTGGTAGTACGGAAGAAGTTAAAGTATTCATCAGCTTCACTAAAGATAATGTTGCTGTCTGTAAGTATACCTAAGCGGTTCTTAAAGAAGAATATATCTCGTATCTGTTTACCGACGAATGATGGGAATGGATTGGTGTTGTCGTCCCCTGCTTGTCTAGTTGACCAACCTCCTCGTGCGTTTGTTTCAGTAGGGCCGTAGTAGAATGTACCCAACTTCCAAGTTAAATAACCGACTGTAGCTGCTGTATCTTTTGTCTCGTCTACCTCAGTCCATACATCCTCCCAATCAGTTCCTACACCCGGCTCCGTATCAGCAGCTGCTCTGTTTTCTACATCTAACCTATAGTAGTTACTGTTGTGCTTTATATATAACACATCGTTAGGAGTAGATAATCTAAAGTCTGTTATTGTAGTGTTATTAAAATAAGGCGTAAGAGTTACAGGCATTGTATCAGTTGTTAACAATGTATCTATACCTTCTAACGCACTTGTTTCTGATTCGTCTTGTAAATAACCAACTGTTTCTATCCAGCTACCTTCCCCGAAATTAGTCTTATCTTTAGTAGAAAACCGTACATAGTAGTCGTCTTGGTCTATGTCTGCATCACCTATTACTTTAACAGGCCCGAATCCATTAAAACATTTAACTGGTAATTCAGTAATGCTATTTACTTCTCTGTATACAACACCTAACGCTTGATCCGCTAGACCGTCTTCTACTCGTATATTGAATGGACCTTCTGTGCTTGTAAGTTTAATAACAGAACCTTCCAGAGTGGCCTCAAATCCTCCATCAGTAAATGATACAGTTGTTATCTGTACAGGGTCAGTGCTAACATTAGTTGAAGAGTTAAAGGTGGCGGGAGGTACGTAGTAATCTCTATCTCCTGTTTTTATTTCCTCCCATCCTTGCCACTTATTAAAAACGTCCTGTGGTTTTGCTCTCCTATATGCTTTATACTGTAAAGATACAGGATTAGATGGATTAAAGCCGCTGCCTTTCTTTATGTTCCTAGCAGCTGTTATAACACCTTTAGTTACTATTAACTCAGCTGAAGCAGTAGCAGCTCCTGACTGTATGATATTAACTTGTAGTTTTACTTGGTACTCAGTCTTAACTTTCCTTGTACTACTAGTAAAGGTTCTAATACTATTACCACTCCTCTTAACGGGTTCTGTTGTTTCTAAAGTATAAGTACCAGTAGAGTGTCCGCCTAACCAGCCGTCCCCTGTAGCAGATGGTCCCGAATTTATAGTAATAGCAGATACACCTGAGTTTGTATTAACTACGCCTTCATTTATACAGTCATACAAATCTCTAGCTATAAAAGCTGTATCAGCGTGGTTGCCTTTAGGTTCTACATTAGCAGGTCCGCTTATATAAGTAGCAGGTTGAACAGATGTATTACCGTGACTCGTGCTGCTGTAATCGTGATGCTGTCCTTGTAACGCTGTAGCTAAAGGTACTAACTTATCGTCTACATATATGGTGTAAGCCTTCTCGTAGTCTCCTAACTTAACAACAATAAGTGCTTCATCAGCAGGTGGTGTGGACTTTTGTTCAGCAGCTTCGCTCCTTTGTATAACTCTGTTTTTATTAACAAGGAATGTATAGTCAGCTACCGTCAACGCTCGTAAGTCGGCTAAAGGATTAGCTACACCACCTAACGATGCCTGTCCTCCTAAGCTCAGATAACTGTTAGCTATAGAAGTTACAGCTACTGATACGTTTGTACCGTCCCCTACATTAATAACACCCACACCACCTAACGATACATTTACGCAGTACTGGTTCTGTTCAGATCGTTTAACGAAGTGTGTGAATAACTTATCAGAGTCGGTACTATCTGTTGTTATCTTCTTCGTGTATGTAGTAGGTGGTCTTTTAACTAACCCCTCAACAACAGTAGCCCAAGCATTTATTTGTTCGTCACACTGACCGGGAAACCTGAGATTGTCAGGCTGTTGTGATACGCCCTGTGCGAGATTCGGTACACTGTTTACTAACAGAGGCATCTCTTATCGATCTATTACTCGTAATACGCTGTAGTTATCAAAGATAGTTCTGTCTGCATTTTCAGAGTCACTATCAATAGCCCGTGCTTTCGCTTCGATCTCATCCCGCAAAGCAAACCCTTCGATTTCCCTGCTTCCTAAGAATCGATTAGCAAAGATACGAGCTGCTTTAACTGTTATGTAGTGACGGAACTGCTCAGGCATATCTGTAAATGCTAACTCAAAAGTAATAGAGGCTTTCACCTCTTTCGTCCATACATCCGTGTGATTCTTTCTGTCGTATAACAAAAGTCCACGTTGTACTGGATCGCTGTCTGTATAAATTTCTGGGTCTAAGTCTACACGAAGCGTATTGCTAGGTAAGTTAATCTTAGATGTGGACGCATCAGGAGTAAGTGTATACTCGTGCTCCGTATTAAAGTGCCAACCCTCTGACTGTATAGCTTTACTGGTTTCGTCGAGGACTGCTTCTGCTTGAACGACTGATACAGGAACGGCTGTACCTCCGAGAGTATTAACCGGGGCTTCCCCGATAACACTGATCATTGTATTTACTGCATTTAGTTTAGTCGTCAGAGCCATGATAAGTATAGATAAAATAATCAGTGGAGGGGAGCGGAACGAATCACAGACCTCCCCAACACCGAGAGAAGAGCGTTACGCTACTAGTTCGATAGCACACTCAGGACGGAGAACTCCGTGACCCATAGCATACTTAGCGACAAATAACGTACCTTGACGCTCGATCTGATACTCCGATTCGGTAGCAAGATCAAGCAACTTAACGGTTCCTACAGCAGCGGAGTGAGAAACAATACCTAAGCTATTGCGGAAGTCGGAGTTATATCCGGTTGAACCGCCGAATGGGTTGTTATCTGCATCGCCGTCTGGATCAGAACCAGTAAGGTTTCCGCTGGGAATGTGGTTGGATTTGTAGATGCTGATACCAGCTACTTGTGGGATAGACCCAGAAGCAATACTACCAAGACCTCCGACATCTTTATTGACGGCAGAAGTAGAGATAGCAAGATCACCTACGTTACCAGTGATCAACCTGTAGTACTCTTGTGGACGAAGAACGCAGAAACGACCGTCACTAGGAACGTCATTTTCGTCGAGCTTCTGAGCAGCACTAAACAAAGCAGCAACCAATTCAGCACCTGAAACAGATGCAGGGGTTCCTTCAACATCTCCAGCTGAGAAGTCGTTGTTAGCTACGTCAAGCTTTCCACCTGTGTTTCCGCCAGTCAAGCTAGCAGAAGAACGAGCAGCAGCGATGAACACTTTAGCAAGAGCCGTATCGAAACGAACGGCAAGAGCTTTACCCAACTCGTTAGCGTAGACGCTGCGGATGTCGTAGTGGTTCTTTACGTCGTCGATGTTAGCCAAGAAAGTGGAAGCAACAAGCATCTTATCGATGTTAATTACCTTCTCAGTTTTCTTGATGTCGCTCAGATAGGTGTTACCGCTATCAGCGATGTTCTGACCGGGGGTGTGGTACGAAGCGGAAGCAACACCAGTTACTGGGAACTGTGCGGACTTTCCGTTTTCAATGGTTCTAATGGTGTGTAGGGCTTTGAAGATGTTAGACTCCTCAAAGGTTTGCAAAATCTCGCCACTGAACTTTTTAAGAAACAACGCATTATCTTGAGCGAAGCTTCCGTCAGTAGTTTGATTAACACCTACTCTACTTGGTGTAGTATCTGACATAATATATGATCTCCTATGTTATAAGTTATTGAATGTGTGATGATTACCAGTGACTTTCACATCTTTCGTCTTCACAGGATTGTCCGCCGCAGCGGGTCGAGGGACTAGTTGTTGCTAGTTGTCGATTAAATTTATCTATAAGTAAAGAGGAAAAGTTCTTGACTGTCAACCTCTTCGACCGCTTGGACCAAAGTAGAAACCAAGGATACAAGGCAGTATTACCGTGCATCCCATAAGGCTGATGTGTCCAGAAGAGATCGTAATCGGCTCTTGGTTGGCTTGGAAGCTGATGAGTCCGAAGAAGAACTCGTTGACTCCCTCTCCGTCTGCGTTGGTAAGGGTGACGATTTCTGCGGTGGGGAAGAGGGTGCAGAGGATGATACAAGCACAGAGCGTAGACACCCCGATAACAGCAAGAATACGACGAGTAAAAGAAACAAACTCACCAGTACCTCCTTTAGCGATTTCAGCTTGTAGTCGAAGGAAATTATCAGACGCACGAGCTTCTCTCGCCATTTCAAGATCATGCTTGTTCTGTTTCGCTTCAAAGATATATCCGAATACGCCTTTAAGAATCGCCCCCATAGCAGTGCTACCACCGCCCGTGATAAATAACATAAGTAATTCACCCATCTTTTCACCTCGCTATATACATTAGATTATCAAACTTAGCTCTCAATCTATCTACTTCTTTTTCAAGATACCGTATCCGTTCAAACTGTTGATGGTCAGATGTTATCGGTGCATCTTGCATCTCTAGTAGGTGGTTGAGGTCTGCTTTAGATTGTTCTGCAAACTTCTCTATGTGCATCATCCGTGCAGACAGGTCCCCCAATAACGTACCCTCATGCTGTACACGGTCTAAGCTACTATCCAGTACCATCAACTTATTCCACACTACAGAGTATCCCCAAACACAAGTACCAACAATAGCTATGACTTTCGCCATGAATGCTAAGTTTGCTTTTACTTGTACATTCTCACCTAGTTCTGTTGCCATGTTCTTAAACATAACGAAAAACCCCTAGTGTCAGCAAACCAATAAACCAACACTAGGGGCTACTATACCTTATGAATGAATAAACAATCTAAATATTGCTTACAGAAAGTCTTCTGTCAATCTCTTCGTGATACGCTTTATCTCCACTTTTATATCGTGGATCAGATTGAGCACGAGCTAATTCTTGCATACTTTTAAATGGCATGGTTGATACACCAGATACTGCAC